GACACCCATGTCACCCGAACCGTTAGTACTTAACCACCATGGAACCGTCACCGGGTCGACGACATGAGCAACCACCGCAGAGGCCCCGGTTACCGCCAATGGGTCGCTCAAGTCATGGCGACATGTGATCCCACATGCATCAGGTGCGGCATGCCTGTCGACATGACATTGCCCAGGACAAGCAAGTGGGGTGCTAGCGCCGATCATGAACCAGCCCTAGCCCTGACAGGCGACCTGCTCCCCAGCATGGACGGCGCCGGCATCTCGCACCTCGATTGCAACCGCAAGCACGGCGCAAACCTCGCGAAGAAACTCCACGCCAAGAGCCCAACCCGTTCTTTAGGCACACCTAGGTCACTCCCCATGTCCCCCGCCTCTTATTCCCCCAAGGGGTCCGGATCGCCTAAGGGAGGGCCTGAGCGGCCCGAGTTTGACCCGGCTGGATGGGTGAGACCCCGGTTGGAAACTAGGGCGCCTGCGACGGTGCGGGGGTCTCACGGTGGAGCGGCTGCCGAATGGCTGTCGAGCGTGTACGGGATGGAGTTGCGAGGCTGGCAGCGGCACGCGCTCGATCGGGCGCTCGAGCACGACGAGAACGGGCGCCTGGTGTGGGCGGTTGTCGTTCTGAGCGTGGGGAGACAGAGCGGCAAAAGTTGGCTGAGCCGGGGGATTTGCATGTGGCGCCTCCATAACCGGGACCTGTTTGGCGAACCTCAGACAATCCTGCACATGGCAAACAAGCGCGACACGGCGATGGAGGTACTACGACCTGCAGGCCTGTGGGCGCTCGAGCGATACGGGAAGGGCTCGGTCAGGTGGGGCAATGCCGCGGCGGGCATCAGCCTGCCGAGTGGTGATCGTTGGCTGATCCATGCGGCCAACAATTCTGCCGGCGTCGGTTACTCGTGCAGCATGGTATTCGCCGACGAGTGCTGGGCGATTTCTCGCAACGTCATCGACGACGCGGTCATGCCTACGATGTCGGAGCGTGAGCAGCCTCAGTTGTGGCTCGTTTCGACTGCAGGCGACTCGTCGAGCGACCTCATGATTCAGTATCGCTCGGCAGCGATCGAGCAGCTCGACGCGCCAGCCAGCACGCTGCTGCTCGAGTGGTCGGCGCCGGCGGACGCTAACCCGGACGAGCCCGAGACGTGGGCCTGGGCGTCACCCGAGTGGACCGACAAGCGGCAAGCGTTCGTGGCACGTCAGCACTCAACGCTTGAGGAATCGTCGTTCCGTAGGCAGTGGTGCAATCAGTGGGTTACGAAGTCGGGCAGTTGGCTCAAGGACAGCCAGTGGGCCGACACGACGTCGGACGTTGACCTGCCGGAGTCGAGCACATGGACGGTCGCGGTCGAGTCGGCATTCGACGGGCAAGGGCATGCGGTCGCGGTCGCGGGTGTCCTCGAGGATGAGCGCGTGGTCGTCCGGGTGTCGACGATGCGGACGATCAAGCAGGTCGACGAGCGTCTCGCGCAGCTGCGCGCCGAGCATCCGCAGTTGTTCGTCCTCGTCACCCCCGGATACGTCGACCGGCTCCACGAGCACTTCGACGAACTCGTGGGCCAGCGGGAGGCGGTGGCCGGTACACAAGCGCTGCTCGACCTGTTCGACCGGCGCTCGATCCTCCACGACGGGGGCCTCGTCCTGCGCGAGCACTTCGCGTCATCGCGCATCTCAAAGCGGGACGCCGGGTGGGTGCTGTCTAGCGCGATGGGAGAGGGCCCCTCGTATGCGGCGCGTGCCGTGATGTTCGCGGCTGCTCAGGCGACGAAGCGGCAACGGCCGACGGCGATCATTCACAGCCGTCGACGTGCTTGACAATCGTTATAAACATGTAATATGGGCGCGTGGCGTTTCCCCGTCCGAGATGGTCCGCCCCTCCGTCCCCCACAAGGTCGATGGAGGGCGGGCCGTCTGTGGCTTTGCGGGAGGGCGCCGGGACGTCACTGCTGCAGATGATTCAGGGCGCCGGGTCGTCGTTCCGTACCTCGAGGGCCGCCGCGCTGCAGGTCCCCGCATTCGTCGACGCGATGAAGACGTACTCACACACGATCAGCGGGTTCGGCCTGCGGACATACCGAGCGGGCGAGCCCATCGAAACCGCCCAGGTACTTGTCAGCCCGTCGTCGTATCTTCCCTACACGTCGGTCATTGCGAGGACTGTCGAGAACCTGCTGCTGCACGATCGCGCCTACTGGCTTGTGGTCGACCGGACGTGGGACGGCTTCCCTCGCGAGATTCAGGTCATGGACGTAGACGACGTGTCCGACCTGACCACGCATTCGACGGCGAACCAGAACACGCAGTTCCCCCCCGTTGACCCGTTTTATTACATCGGCACGCCTGTACCGGCTCGCGACGTCATTAAGTTCTACGGCGACGGGCTCGGCGGTTGGCTGTCGACTGGTGCTGCTGCAATCAACACGGCCGCCGCCCTCGAGGCCGCGACGCTGAATTACAGCGAGTACCCCATGCCTACCGTGGTCCTGAAGAACACTGGCGCCGACCTTCCAGCGGCAACAGTGGACGCGCTTCTCACTGCATGGGAAGAGGCGAGAAGCAACAGGGCCACGGCCTACCTGAATAGCGCGATTGAGGCTAAGGGCATGGGATGGTCCGCCCGCGACCTGGCACTCGTCGAGGCACGCAACGAGTCCGCGATCGGGATAGCGCGTATCGCGAACCTCGACCCCGTGTGGGTCGGCGCCAGCGTGTCCGGCTCGTCGCTGACGTACTCGAACCGCGTCGACCTATATCGGCAACTGCTCGACATCAGCCTCCGCCCGGTCATGGACATGCTCACTCACCGACTGTCGATGCCCGACGTCACGCCTCGAGGGCACTCGGTCAGGTTCGACACGTCCGGTTTCCTGCGCGGCAACGCGACCGACCTCGGCAACCTCGTCGCGCAGCTCGTGCCCCTCGGCGTCCTCAGCCCCGACGAGGCCCGCACAGTCATCGACCTCAACACGCTCGGACTCACCCCGACGAGCCTCGTACAGATGGGCGGATAGATGAGACACCTCACGACGGACGGCACGCTGCTGCTCCACACCCGAGCAGACGACGGCGGCGACATCATCGGCACCGGCTACGGCATGGCCGTCCCGTACGGCGTCGAGATCGAGTACGACGGAATGCGGGAGTCGTTCGCGCCTAATGCGTTCGATACTGCTGCGGTCGTCGGCAAGCCTCTCGCGTACCGGCACAACGAACCCATCGGCGTCATCACGGCAGCCAGCAACGAGCCGGACGGCCTGTACATTGACTTTGACGTCGTCAACACGTCCCTCGGGCGCGATGCGGCGACCCTGATGCGGACGGGGTCGAGCCGTGGCCTGTCCGTGGGGTTCGCGCCGCTCGAGTCGAAGCGGACCCAAGGCAAGAACGCAATCGTCTACACCAAGGCTGCCCTCGCAGAGGTCAGCCTCACTCATCAGCCGGCCTATTCCACGGCAGGCGTAGGTTCAATCAGAGAGGATCACATGTCAGTCGAAACCGTCGAGGACGCCGCCCCGGCGGTCGTCGCAGACATCCAGGCACGCGAGGCCATCGACGAGCTGCGCCGCGAGGTCCAGTCCATCGCCCACGTCGCGGAGCCCGTTCACCCGCTCGCACAGTTCAGGTCGTTCGGCGAGTACTCCAAGGCCGTCCTCGACGGGTTCGACAGCCGGGCCCTGTTCGACCAGGTCACGGCCGACAACCCCGGCGTACTCCCGCCCGTGTGGCTCATGCAGGTGCGGGGCATCATCGACCTCGGGCGCCCGGTCATCACCGGGGTCGGCGGCCCCCAGTCGGCTGGGACCAGCGGCCTCGACATCAACTGGCCCTACAGCGAGAACAACCTGCTCGACATCGTCGAGGCTCAGGCGGACGAGAAGGGCGAAGTCAACAGCGTTCAGATTTCGATTCTCAAGGGCACCGCGACGCTCGGCACCTACGCCGCCGGGTCTGACATCTCCTACCAGCTGCTGCAGCGGTCGATGCCGTCGTACCTCGACGCTCACAACCGCATCATGGCTGCGTCGTACTCGGCGGTCACTGACCGCAAGTTCACGCAGGACATCTGGGGCGGGGCTGATGCCGCCAATGACATCCAGTACGACATGTCAGCTGACACGACCGGCGCCGGGTTCCGGGCGGCAGTGTTCGAGGCCTCGATGAAGTGCGAGGACGCGACCGGCGTGCCCGCGAGCATCGTGTTTGCGTCGACCGAGACCATGAAGGAGATCGGCGGCTGGGAGTCGTTCTACCCGGCGCCGTACTCGGTGCAGAACGTCTCGGGTGTCGCGACGGCCAGCACGCTTCAGGTCAACGTGTCCGGCCTGCGGGTCGTGCGCGCCAAGTGGCTCGACACCCTCGCGACGCGGCACGCCATCGTCACCAATGGCGAAGCGGCACGCTGGATCGAGGACGGGCCACGACTGGCGACTGCCGAGAACGTCGGGCATCTCGGCCGTGATATCGCGATCTACGGGTACGGCGTCACCGCTGCATTCCTTCCGTCCGGCATCATCCGAATCCTCGAGCCGTAAGCCATGCCGCTGCTCACCGGGACGCAACTGGCTACCGCATTGGACCTTACCTATGCGGCGGACCCGTTCGACCAGGTGGCAGCGGCTGCGGTCGCAGTGGTGTCCTCCGTCATCACTGCGGCCGCGCTCACGGCCGAGCCCGCAGCCCTCAAGGAAGCGACGCTCGGTATCGGGATCGACATATTTCAGGCACGGTTTGCAGCCGGCGGCGAGTCCGTCGGCCTCGACATGCAAGCCAGCCCCTACCGGCTTAACAGCATCCTGCTCAAGAGCCGGGCCGCCCTCATCGCGCCGTATCTCAACGTCGAGAGCATGGTCGGATGACTGCGCTAACGACCGAGGCGCGCCTAGCGATCACGTCAGCCGTCACCGGCCTCGGATACAAGGTCTACACGTCGACCCCGCCCGTGCCGATCCCGCCGAGCATCGTGATCATGGCCGACAGCCCATGGGTCGTCCCCGAGCGACTCGGCCGGCTGTCGTACCGGACGCAGTGGCGCCTGGTCATCGTCGTCAACCCACGCAAGAACAGCGCGGCGCAGCTCGACGCCGAGGACGCCATCGACACGATCCTCGGAGCACTGCCGAAGTACGCCGTCGTCACAGACATCGGGCCCCCGACACTCGTCGACATCGGCGCACAGGGCTCGGTCATCACCGTA